TTAAAGTGTCAAAAGTAATAGCCTCAGCAGCACCAGACGATAATGGATATAAAATACTATTGGAGTTTTTTATCATTAATAACCCAAATCCAATTTCAATCAATTTCTTTTTAGAGCGGATTAGATAATAAAATGGCAGACCGTTTAAGAGTTACCGAACTTGATTTTGATACAATCAAGTCGAATTTAAAGACCTTTTTAAATCAACAAACAGAGTTTACAGACTATGACTTTGAAGGGTCTGGCCTTTCTGTTTTGTTGGATATCTTGGCATACAACACCCACTATAATGCTTATTACCTTAACATGGTTGCAAATGAGTCATTTTTAGATACCGCTTTGTTGCGTGATTCTGCCGTTTCACACGCAAAGACTTTGGGTTACACACCATATTCAACTACTGCACCAACTGCAACTATTGATTTTCAAGTTGCATCTGGTTCAACAACACCAGCAACATTAACTATTCCATCAGGATTTGCTTTTTTATCAAATCAAATTGATAATAAGTCCTACAATTTTGTTGTTTTGGATGACACAACAGTTACCAAATCAAATACAAGTTATTATTTTGATAACCTTGAAATTCGTGAAGGCCAATTAATTACTTATAGTTTTGGATATAATGCAGCTTCAAATCCAAAACAAATTTTTACATTACCTGATGAAGGTATTGATACTAACACAATTAAAGTTGTAGTAACACCACAATCTGCCAATACTGCAACTTCCACTTATAGCAAAGTTACTGATGTTTTGGATGTTTCTAATACATCTGAAGTTTATTTCTTACAAGAAAGTCGCAACGGAAAATATGAAATTTATTTTGGTAACGATGATGTAGGTAAGTCTTTACCTGATGGTGCAACCGTATCTGTAAGATATTTGGTCACCAATGGTACTGCGGCCAATAAAGCAAATAATTTTATTGCAACTGCTACACTAACAGATTCTTTAAGTGTTTCTCAAACAAATTTTACAATTACTCCAATCATTTCTGCTTCTGGTGGTTCAGACCGTGAATCTGTTGATAATATTAAATTCTCAGCACAAGCACAATATGCCACACAGAATCGTTTGGTTACAGTAAAAGATTATGAATCATATATTAAAAATCATTACCCAAGTGTCGATTCAATTTCTGTTTGGGGTGGAGAAGATGAGATTCCTAAAGTTTATGGTAAAGTATATGTAGCTTTAAAACCAAAAGCAAATTATTATATTTCTGAAACAGAGAAAGCTAGAATTGTATCGGAAATTATTAATCCAAAATCTATTATTTCGGTACAAACTGAAATTCGTGATGCCGAATATTTGTATTTGTTGTTGGAAAATGATGTCCAATATGACCCAAGAAAAACAACATCTACTGAAACTGCATTAAAACAATCTATTAAACAAGCAATATTAAATTATAATACCACTTATTTAAATAAATTTGGAACAATATATGTTGCTTCTGATGTTGAGGCTGACATTAATCAAGTAAATCCTAATGCTGTTGTTGGTGTAAGAACAACAACAAGAGTTCAAAAAAGATTTCAACCACAATTAGATAAATCAGTAAGTTATGAAATTAAATTTAATGTTCCTTTGCATCGTGGTACAATTACCAATAAATTAACATCAACACAATTTGCAGTATATGATTTAACAGGAACATTAAGAACGGCGTTGTTTGAAGAAACACCACAATCTTATACAGGCGTTTCGGAAATTCAAATTACAAATCCTGGTTCAAGCTACACAACAACTCCAACAGTAACAATTAATGGTGATGGAACTGGTGCAACTGCTGAAGCTGTAATTGTTAATGGAAGAATTCAAACAATTAATATCACAAATCGTGGTACAGATTATACTCGTGCTACTGTTTCAATTACAGGCGGTAGTGGTTACGGCGCAGAAGCTGTAGCTGTTATTGATGGTAGAACAGGCACACTTAGAACAATTTACTACGATACATTAGCACAAAGACAGATTATTAATTCAAATGCTGGAACAATTGACTACAATAATGGTATTGTTACTATTAATAATATTCGTTTTATAAGAATTGATTCGGATGATGAATTAATTCGCCTATCAATTGAGATTGAAAAAGGTTATCTTCAATCGACAAGAGATACAATTCTTACTATTGATGTGGATGATCCAACTGCCATATCAACAACATTAGAAAAAATTAGCAAATAATGTCCAATCAAAAGACCTCCTTACTGATTAATCGTCAGGTACCGGAGTTTGTTCGGGAAGAATATCCTAATTTTATTGCTTTTTTGGAAGCATATTATGAATTTTTGGAAACAAAACAAACCGGCAAAAATAATGATTTAACATCGCAAGCTAAAGATTTGCGGTATGTTTCTGATGTTGATTCATCTATTGTTCAATTTGAAGATAACTTTTTTAATACTTACGCTTCTTTAGTTCCAAAAACAGTTGCTGTTGATAAAGCTTTATTAATTAAAAATTTATTGCCTTTGTATCTTGCTAAAGGTAATGAAAAATCATTTAAACTTCTATTCAGACTTCTTTTCAATGAAGATGTGGAAGTTATTCAACCCAAATCAAGTGTTCTTAAAGCTTCAGATGGTAAGTGGTTAATTGAAAAAGCCTTTCGTATTTCACAAGATGTTTACAGCACCTATACAGGCAACGGTACAACAACTATATTCAAACTAGCACAAGTTGTTGATTCTACTGAAATTGTTGTTTATGTGGATGATGTTATTCAGACAACTAATTTTAGAATTCGTAAAGAAAGCCGCAAACTTGTATTCAATACTGCACCAAGTAGTAATGCTAAAATAAGAATTCTTTATAATAATTTTAATTATGAACTATTAAACAATAGAAAAGTTGTTGGTACAACATCTAATGCATATGCTATTGTTGAAAGAACTGGCCAAAAAACGGTTAATGGTGTTGGTTCATTTGAATTATATGTAAATACAAAAACTTTGGTTGGTCAATTTGCCGATGGTGAAGTTGGAACATTAACTATTATTGATCCTGATGATTCCACATTAATTTATATTGAAGTTTTAGGATTATCAATTTTAAGAACTATTAATGTTATTGATGGTGGCGCAAGTTATAATGTTGGTGACCCCGTAGTTATTACTGGTGGTAATGCTGTTAAACAAGCTGAAGCATTGGTTTCAGAAGTATTCTCTGGTTACATTAATCAAATTCGTGTTCTTGCTGGTGGTTCAGGTTTTAAAATTGGTTCAAATGTAAACTTGGTTGGTACAACTGCAAATGCTTCATTAGTTTTGGCAATTGACGGAGTTGATACTTCAGGTGCCAATGCAGCTAATAGTTTTATTGTTAATACTGATAAGATTGGTGACTACACTACAAAAACTATTAGTGATGCAAATTATGGATTTCCAAGTGCTGTTACGGAAAATGTTGCAACAAGATTAATTGACGCTTTTACATTTGCACCATTGACAGGTATTGGTCCAATTACCAATGTGGCAATTCTTTTTGCTAACGCAATTTTTTCTACTGTTCCAACTTTGGATGCTGAATCTGCACCATATACTGCTAGTGGAGAAGTTGAGCACGTTTATTCAACAGGCTCTTTAGGTAGATTAACAATCAATAGTGGCGGAACAAACTATGCCATTGGTGATGAACTTGTATTCACATTAACTCAACCAATGTCGTTTGGTTTTGGTGCAGCTGCTGCTGTAACTAATGTATCTACAAGTGGTGCAATTACTAAAGTTCAATTACAACCACCAAGACTTACTGGCACAGTTAATGTTACTTCAACATTAAACACTCTTACTGGAACAGGCACATTATTTCAAAGAGAATTGGAGATTGGTGACCAGATTATGGTTAACAACCAAATCAGTTGGGTTAATGCTATTAGTTCTAATACTTCATTGACAACCAATGTAAATTTTGGTTATACTGAAACAAATAGAAAACTTGGTAAATTTGAATTGTTGCCAATTGGTGGTATCAATTATGCTTTTAATAAACTTCCTTCTGTAACAGTATCTTCTACATCTGGTGCAAATGCTAATATTGCAGTCCAAGGAATACTTGGTGATGGTGAAAATCTATTTGCAACGGCAGACAAAAATCCAGGTGAAATTTTAAAAATTCGTATTGTTGATGCTGGTCAAGGATATGAATATCCACCAGAAATTGATTTGACTGGAAGTGGTAATAGAGCTGCAAGAGCCAATGCTTCAGTTGAACCTAGTTATGTTGAATTTCCTGGTCGTTGGACGACATCCGATTCTATTCTTTCTGCTTCAGAAAGAGTTATTCAAGGTCGTAATTTCTATATTGATTATGCCTATGTTCTTTCTTCTAAAGTCGAATTTGGTAAATTTAAAGATGTCTTTAAAAACCTTATTCATCCAGCTGGTTTTGTGGAGTATGCAGAATTTAAGATTGATGAAGTTGTGGCCGCAAACAATCTTTCCAGAAGTAGCATAACTATAAGCAATAGTGTTGCTGGTACTGTAAACACAAACGGCAGTATGTATGTGATGGGAACAGGCACATTGTTTAATGTGGTTACTGGAATCATTACTGTTGGTTCACAGATTGCGGTTAACTCTGAAATTAGAACGGTTAATGCCATTTACAGTAATACCCTATTGACAGTTTCCACACCATTTACATATACATCAAATGTTCAAGATTTAATAATAGTGGCATAAATAAAGAATTAATATGGCAACTTTTTATACCTCAAAGAAACTCTCGTTCAATAACGCAGAACAATTCAAAGAATCGTTCTCAGAACCAGCTGCAACAGTTGGTTATGTTTTTATTGGAAACCATGTTCCTTATGCAAACGAATCTTCACCAAACTCCATCGTTGATTCTACATCCGATGAAAAGACAGTTTGGGACAATATGTTTGCAGCCAAAAAAGTTACTGGTAACGATGTGGAATTGGTTGTTCCTAGGGTCAATTGGACAGGATCCACAAAATACAAACAATATGATGATTTAATTACAATAGATGATTTGACAACCGGCAATACAACATTGAATGTTAAACCAATGTATGTTATTACCACAGACCGAAATGTCTATAAGTGTTTGTCAAACAACGCTTCCGCTAATTCTACTGTTATGCCAACTGGTGATTACACCACCGCAAACGGTACAATTAAAACTGCTGACGGTTACATTTGGAAGTATATGTATAATGTCAAACCTTCTAATAAGTTTTTGACAACCGATTGGATGCCAGCACCAATTTCCACATCAAAATTAGATTACAATGTGAGTTCTGCTGATGTTATAAATGGTGAATTAACCACTATTATTGTTACAAATGGTGGAACTGGATATGCGGAACCTTCTATTTTATCTACTGCATTTGGTCCAGGCGTAACATCAATTAATTTGGCCAACACAACAAATGTGGCTGCAAATATGTATGTTAGTGGAACAGGTATTGCAACATCCACTTTAGTTACCGCAGTTAATGCTATTAGCTCTACAATTACAATTTCTACTGCCACAACCGCAAACGGTGGCGGAACAGTAGCAAACAATTTAACATTTACAACAAGAGTTTATGTTAGTGGTGATGGTTCTGGTACAGAAGCTTCTGCAACAATTGCCAGTCGTGCCATTTCAAAGATTACAGTAGATGTGACAGGATCAGGATATACATATGCAAATGCTATTGTATATGGTTCTGGAACGGGAGCAAATGTTCGTGTTGCTTTACCTCCACAATACGGCCATGCATACAATCCCGCTAAAGAATTGAATGGCGGAAATGTAATGGTTGCTGATAAGATTGGATTGGTAGATTCAACAGAAGGTGGACTTATTTCCACTAGCACAGCATTTAGACAATATGGCCTTCTACGGGACCCATATAAATATGGTGAAACATCACCAGTAACAAGTTCTAATGCAAATACTGTTATCTCACAAACAACCAATTTGACATTGGTCGCAGGTACTGATTTTACATTGAACGAATTTGTCTACCAAGGTAGTTCTGCAAACAATGCCTATTTTTATGGTTTTGTTAATGCACAATCTTCAAACCAAGTTAGATTGACTAAAGTTAGAGGTCAAGCTGCGGTTGGTGGTATTTTGATTGGTGCCAGTTCTGGTGTAAACAGAACAATTGTTAAACAAAATTTACCAGAGTTCCAACCATATAGTGGCGATATCATGTATGCTGAAAATATACAAAAAGTTGAAAGAGCAGAAGGACAAGCTGAAAATGTTAAGTTTGTTATTAGATTCTAAGGAAAATATTTAATGTCGTTAAATACTAATTTTAATGTCAACCCATACTATGACGACTTCGATGAAGCTAAAAAGTTTCTTCGTCTATTGTTTAAGCCAGGTTATGCTGTTCAAGCTCGTGAGTTAACACAATTACAAACTCTTTTACAGAGCCAAATTAGTCGTTTTGGTAATAATGTTTTCAAAAATGGTTCTCTTGTAACTGGTGGTCAAACTTTTCTTCAAAATGCTACATACTTAAAATTAGATACCGATTATTCTGGTTTAGCTGTTTCTGTAACAAATTTTAATGGTAAAACAATTACTGATTCCACAGGAACAAAGCGTGGTGAAGTTGTTGTTGTTTATGATGCTGATTCTGGTACAGGTGATCCAAAAACACTATTAGTCAAACAGATTTATGGTACTGCTTTTGCTTCTGGAGATAAAATTTCCACAGTTGAAACTGCGCCTGCATATGCTAATGTTTCAACATCTGGTGTTGGAACAGGCCAAACATTTTCTGTAAATGATGGTGTATTCTATTACGATGGTTTCTTCATTAAGAACGATGCACAAACTATTGCCACATCAAAATATAATAACGCAACAGCTAATGCAAGAATTGGTTTTGAAGTTACTGAAGCTGTTGTAGAATATACACAAGACACTTCGTTGTTGGATCCTGCTCAAGATGCTTCAAACTTTCAAGCACCTGGTTCCGACCGCTACAAAATTTCATTAGTATTATCAACTCGTGCTTTAGATTCTACCGATGATACACAATTTATTGAACTTGCTCGTGTTGAACAAGGCGCATTAACCTATTCTGTAAAATACCCATTGTATGCGGTATTAGAAGATACTCTTGCTCGTAGAACTTACGATGAATCTGGTAACTACACAGTAAGACCATTTAAACTTTCATTAGACACAAGTGCTGCTAATACCGCAAAAGCCAATGTTGTATTGTCGCCAGGTAAAGCATATGTCTATGGTTACGAACACGAAACAATTGGACCAACAACAATTACATTTAATAAACCAAGAACAACAGATAATGTTTCTAATAAACGCATTTCTTCTGACTATGGTTATTATGTTTATTCAAATACACACTTTGGTACATTTCCAATTAATAGTTTAGCTACTATTGATTTGCATTGTGTATCAAATGGTTCAATTAATGTTTCATCTACAAACACAATTACTAATACAAAGATTGGTACTGCTCGTGTAAAAAGTATTGAATTTGAAGCAGCTTCAAACACATCAAACTCTGCTACATATGAATATCGCACTTATTTGTTTGATGTTAATGTTTCTTCATTAACAGGTAATGTATTAACATCTAATACCACAACAATTACAATTGGCAATACTGGTGCTGGACAATATTATTCTACACAGAACAATGCATATACTGGTGCTAAACTTCGTATCATTGCTGGTCCTGGTGCTGGTGAAACTCCAAAATATATTACAAATTATAATGGCGCTACTGGTGTTATCACATTATCTCAACAATTTATTGCTACAACAAATACAACATCAACTTGGTCTATTGACTTTGAAGTTAATGATATTAAATCATTAGCTGTTACAAGCGGAACAACTCGTGTTGCAGCTGCTGATATTGATGGTGCTTCTAAAGACCCAGCAACAACTTACGATGACACATTTATTTCAGATACTAAGTTAGAGCCACTATTATTGCCACTTGGTCAAAATTATGTTGCTAGTGGAACTATTGGTAATTTGTCTTTCTCATATAAGAGAATGTATGAAGCACAAGCTTTTTCATCTTCAATATCACCTACACTTTCAGTAGGTACTGGTGAAGCCATTTCTGCTGCTGTAAGCACTTCAAGTAAAAACGAAAAATATACAGTTGTTGTAACATCATCTGGTACTTCGCCATATACTGTTGGTCAAATTATTCCTTCTAATCTATTTACAGTAGATACAGGCACTCGTAAAATTACTGTTACTTCTGGTAACAATATGACCGCTAATATTGTTGCAACGATTGATTCTTCAAATCCATCAGCAAAAACAAAAACTTTTGCAACTGCAAATGCAACCGTTCAAACAAGTGGCGGCACAGCGTTGTTTGCTAATAACGGCGTAATTCTTTATGCTTCACAAGGCCAAACTCACATTATGGCCAATACTGTTGTTAAAACACCTGCAACTGCACAATCATTATTTGTGTCTGATGTTGTAGCCGTTTCTTCAGTATTGGATTTTAATGGTAATCAAATTACAGTTGCTAATGCTGCTATTGCAACAGATATCACTTCACGCTACACACTAGATAATGGTCAAAGAGATTCTTATTATGACCATGCTTCTATTAGTTTGAAAGCTGGTGTAGCAACTCCTGTTGGTCCCCTAGTCGTTAAATATAACCGATTCAGTTCGTCTGGTGCTGGTTTCTTTGATGTTGATTCTTATAGTGGGTATGATTACGGTTCTATTCCCACATATTCATCTGTTGGTGCAGGCAACAATTACCAACTTTCGGATTGCCTTGATTTTAGGCCTGTCCGAGCAACGCCAACAAGCACAACGACAGCAAACACCGTCACATTTGATGTTGATTCAACCACGACTGGTCCTAAGATTCCTGAGAATGGTTCCGACATCATTCTAAACTATCAATACTACTTACCAAGAATTGACAAGGTAGTATTAAACAAAGACAGAACATTTGAGGTAATTCAAGGCATTCCTTCCCTAACTCCTGTTGAACCAAAAGACAAAGATGGGGCAATGACTTTGTATACCTTGCGTGAACCTGCGTATGTTGCCAATACATCTTTAATTAGAGTTGAATACAAAGACAATCGCCGTTATACAATGCGTGATATTGGTGCAATCGACAAGCGTGTTGAAAACTTAGAATATTATACATCATTGTCATTGCTAGAACAATCTGCTGTTAACAAACAAGATTTAACAATACTTGATAGCACAAATTTACCACGATTTAAGAATGGTATTTTGGTTGATGCATTTGATGGCCACTCTGTAGCTGATGTGGCAAAAAATGATTACTTATCGTCTATTGACCCTAAGAACAAAGAACTGCGTCCATCATTTAACATTTCTTCACATTTATTAACATTTGATTCCGCCACTTCAAGCAACTTTATGAAGAACGGTCCTTTGGTTACTGCTAATGCTGCACACTCAGCATTTATTGACCAAAACAAAGCTTCCAAATCAATCAATGTTAATCCATTCAATGTGATTAACTTCTTAGGTAAAATTCAATTAGACCCAGCGTCTGATATTTGGATTGACACTAATAAACAACCAGATGTTCTTGTTAATCTGCAAGGTGACAAAGATGCTTGGAATATAATTACTGCCAACGCTTACTCATATGAGTGGGGTGATTGGTCAACATATTGGACTGGAACAACAACTGACAGTCCTGCATATCGTGGTTGGTTAGGTGCAACAGGCCGATATGAAGTGGTTTACGGTACAGAAACAACAACAACATCATCATCACAAACAAGAACTGGTGTTAAAACAACTGTTGTTCCAACCACAATTACTCAATCTTTGGGTGACCGTGTTGTTGATGTGTCTATTATTCCTTACATGAGAAATCGTAATGTGTTATTTACTGGTTCTGATTTTAAACCAGATACCACATTATATTCTTTCTTTGATAATGTTAATATTGACAAGTATGTTGCTCGTGCTAACAAATTTAAAATTGCCACAAATAATCTTGGTTTCAGAACTGAGATTGGCAATCCAGAAACAGTTTCAGTAGTTAATACTGCAACTAGCACAACTAATGCTACTGCATATGTTGTTCGCACATCTAATACTGAAGCATTTATTATTAGTGTTAACCCATCTTCTGCACTTAACGGTTCTACAATGAACTTGGTTGGTTCTTCAACAGGAACAACTGTTCGTGTTGTTGGCTATGACCACTACTCTGGTAATGCAGCCTCTGCTACTGGAAATACTATTGTATTGAATGTTGATGCGTTTGGTGCTAATAATACTACTGATTATGTTGGTTCACCAATCTATATTGTTAGTGGAACTGGTGCTGGCCAACAAGGCACAATTACTACTTACACAGCTGCTACACGAAATGTAGCAATCTCTGGTGCATGGACAACTATACCATCTACTGATTCTATCTACTCAATTGGTAATCTAAAAACTACCATGGCAGGCGATGTTGCTGGTGTGTTTAATATTCCTTCTGCAACATTCCGTGTTGGTGAAAAGAACTTTAGAATGGTTGACAATTCAACCGGCGATTTAGGTTCTTCATCTACAAACGGTGACGCTACATTCTTTGCACAAGGCATTTTACAGTCAACAGAAAATACTATTATCTCTACAACTGTACCAACAATTCAAAGAGCTTCTGTAACCGACAATCGTGTTGTTTCTTCTACAACAAGTCGCCAAGTTGTGATTGGTTATTGGGATCCACTTGCACAAACATTCTTAATATCACCAGTAAATTACCCACAAGGTATTTTCCTGTCTAAGGCTCGTTTTGCATTTAAATCGAAAGATACAACAGTACCAGTTACATTACAGGTTCGTCCTGCAACAAATGGTTACCCATCATCTTCTATAATCTATCCTTACTCAACAGTTACTTTGACACCAGATAAAGTTAATACAACTACATCTCCAAACTTAGATACTGCTAGTAAATATACAGAGTTTGAGTTTGATGCACCAATCTACTTGCAGCCAGGTGAACATTCATTTGTATTGTTAGCTAACTCTAACAAGTATGAAGTGTATGTTGCTGAAATTGGTAAACTTGACACAGTAAGCGGTCGTCAAATTTCTGAACAACCATATGGCGGTTCATTGTTCTTATCACAAAACGGTTCTACATGGACTGCTGACCAAAATTCAGACCTCATGTTTAGATTGTTCCGTTATGTGTTTAGTACCGATCCTGTTCAAGCAACATTTAAGATTAATTATCCAAGTTCAAATACAGTCTATGACTTAACACACTTGATTACCTCAGATGTTACTGTTGCTAATACTTCTTTATCATACCAGTTCAATTCTGAGAAATCAACTGGTGGTATGACTGGATATAAAAACATTACTCCATTAACCGACTTCCAAATGAATGATGGTTTTGGCCGCCGTGTATTAAACCCAGCAACAGGTAATACAACATTAACTGTTAAGGCTACATTACAAACATCCAATCCTGATATTTCTCCATTTTTGGACACATCACGATATGGTGTAATTGCCGTTGAAAACATTATCAATGATTTGCCATTGAGTAATTCTGGTATTACATTAACAAGTGGTGGAACAGGTTACTCAACTAACGCCAACGCCGTTGTAACTATTACAGGTGGCGGAGGTTCAGGTGCAACTGCGGCTGCCGTTGTTACTGCTAATGTGGTAACATCTATCTACTTGACAAATCCTGGTTCTGGTTACGAAACATCTCCAACATTTACATTGGTTGATGCTAACACAACTCCAGGTACTGGTGCAACAATCACTTATAACGGTGAAGATAAGAAATCTGGTGGTAACTCTTATGTTCGTTACCTAACTCGTAAAGTGGTTCTTGCTGACGGATTTGATTCTGGTGACTTGCGTGTTTATTTGACCGCATACAAACCTGCAGCTGCAAACATTCGTGTATATTACAAGTTATTGTCTGCTGCTGATACTGCAACATTTGATGATAAAACTTGGCAATTGATGACACAGTTAAGTAATGCAAACTTTGCTTCTGCTGGTCCTGATGATTACAGAGAAATTGCATATGCGCCAGGTGTTGGTGGTTCTGCCAATAATTCTGTAAACTATACAACTAGTTCAACTGCATATAACTCATTTAGAACATTTGCTATTAAAATTGTTTTGACTGGAACTGATACTACTGATGTTCCTAAAGTTCGTGATTTCCGTGCAATTGCTTTACCAGCCGGTGCATAATATGTTTGCTAAAGTAAAAGACCACGACAATTTAGTAAGAGATATGCACTCCAAAGCTGTTCTAAATACAGATAGAGCTGGTTTGCAAGACTATATGCAAAAGAGAGAGATGGCAAAAAAAGAAATCTCTGAAAAACTTGAAACAAAACAACGCTTAGCCAAAATAGAAGAAGAAATGTCTGAAATCAAAGCACTATTGCAAGATATAGCTAACATTAGGAAATATGGATAATGGCGATTAATCAATTAACAACCGCCAATACCTTTCAACATTGGTTAGCGGCAACTCAAAATTTAATTGCAACCGCCAATACCCTTACTGATGGTAATGGCGCTTCGTTTGTTGCTAACACCATACTAGATGTTTCTGGTGTAGGTTCACAGTTAAATGTCCGCAACTCAGCAAGTATCAATACTCTGTATGCGAACAATGCAGTTCTTGGTGGTTTTACTAATGTAACCACTTTGAATGTTTCATCAACTGGCTATATTGGCGGTGACTTAACTGTTGCTGGTAATGTAACAGTATCAGGAAATATTATTCTTGATTCGATTGGCTTTGACGATATTATTGCCAATGGTTCTATTACAGCTGCTAACAATCTTTCAATTGGCGGTTTCTCAATTCTTACTGGTAACACAACCCTCAGTAATGCAACTGCAACATATGGTAATTTCTCAACCGCTAATGTAACAATTTTAACAGGCTCTGCCAATACTGCAATATATAGCAACATTGCAACGGCACAGGCCTTTGCAACTTCTGCTGGTTCATACGCTAACTCAGCATTTGGTAAAGCAAATTCGGCCTTCTTACAGGCTAACACTCCTAGTTACACAGCCAACTCCGCAGCTTCGTATGGTAATAGTGCGTTTGAGGTGGCCAATAGTGCTTCAACTTATGCGAATAGTGCATTTTCATCAGCTAATACTGCGATTGATAATTCTGTTGCGCTCTCAATTGCACTTGGATAAATAGATAAATAGAATATCAAGGATATAACACAACATGGCAAATACCTTTAAATCAACGGCTAATGTAAACATTGAAGTTACTTCAAATACTGTTTACACTTGTCCGTCTGCTACACAAACAACTCTGATTGGAATGACCTTATCTAATAAGTCCAATGGCACGGTAACCGCAAATGTGTTCTTGCGCCGTTCTGGTACAGATTACTCAATCATTTCTAATGCACCAATTCTGACTGGTTCTTCTTTAGTTCCAATTGGTGGTGACCAGAAAGTTGTTCTTCAAGCAGCTGATGCTGTAAAAGTTACTGTAAGTGCAAACAACGCAGTTGACACCATCGTTTCATTACTAGAGATTGCATAATAAATGGGATACTTAGGAAACTCATCGTTACCTTTTGACCCAACACGGTCATCTGGCAAACCACTAGATGCTGAGCGCTTTAGTGGTAATGGAAGCACGACTGCTTTCACACTATCAAGACCTGTTAATGATGTAACAGATATTGATTTATTTGTAGAGAATGTTCGTCAAGAACCAACAGTCGCATATACTGTTGTTGGTACGGCACTCACATTTACTGAAGCTCCTCCTTCAGGTACAAATAATGTCTATTTGGTATATCGTAACTATGGCACAGCACAAGTTCAGTTACCTGATGGTTCTGTTTCCTATGCTAAGTTATCCACAAACATTAAGCAGTTCACACAAGACACTTTTACCGCAAACGGTACAGGTCAAACATTTACATTACAAGAAACACCTGCATCAGCAAACTCCATTATGGTAACAGTTGACGGTGTTTATCAAATTTCACCAGCGCATTATAGTGTTACTGGTACAACAATTACATTTACTTCTGCACCTCCTGCATCTTCTAATGTTTCAGTTAGACATTTAGGCTTCAGAACATCAACGACAGTTACGGCATTGGCCGCAGGTTCAGTAGGAACAGTTGAATTGGCAGACGGCGGTGTAACAGATAATAAATTGGCAGTTTCACCCCTAACAAATATTTTAATGTTATCAGGAATTTAATCAATGGCACAATCATTTAAACGACTTGGCGCAATTAACCCATCTGCAAATACGCAGACTAATGTGTATGTTGTGCCTGCAGCAACTTCAGCAGTAATCTCAACAATTACTATCTGTAATCAAACAGCTTCTAATGCTTCTTACAGTTTGGCATTAATGGATGCTTCTCAATTTAACGCAGCTGCACCAACTGCAACATTCATCATTCGTGGTGGTGTTGTTCCTGCAGCTGATACAATTGCTATTACTTTAGGTCTTACCGCAAATGCTGGTATGGTTTTAGCAGCTAACGCAAGTTCTTCTTCAATTTCTATTGGTGCATTTGGTACTGAGGTAGTATAATGAGTATTCGTAGAGTAGGTCGTCCTCAAAATTACGATTACCCTGTAGCTCTCAATAATTCAGCTGCAACTGGCGGACCAACTTCAGTAGATTATTTGGTTGTTGGCGGCGCTGGTAACGGATCAGGTGGTGCACCAGCTGCTCGTGGCGGTGCTGGTGGAGGTGCTGGTGGACTTTTAACAGGTACAGGTTTAGCTATTCGCCAAGGAGCATCATATGCTGTTACTGTTGGCGGCGGAGCTCCAGCCGGTTCAGCTGGTAGTCCTTCTAGTCCAAATTCTGGCCAAGGGTCAACATCAAGTTTCTTTACTATTACTGCAATTGGCGGTGGTGGTGGTTCTGGTAGTTATCAACATGGTATCGCTACAATAAATCCAGGCTCAATGATGGGTGCTTCTGGATCTGGCGGCGGCGGAAGTAACGGTGGCCCCGCAACTGGTTATGGTGGAGGTTGTCACCCAGCTCAAGGAAATATAGGCGGAAATGGCGGTGCTTCTCCACAAGGTGGCGGTGGTGGTGGTGGTGGTGGTAAAGGTGGTGCAGGCGGAAACGGTTCTCCTGGCCCCTCTGGCGGCGCAGGCGGATCCGCAGGATCAGGAACTGCAAGTCCATATTCAGGAAGTCCAGCAACATATGCAGCTGGTGGCGCCGGCGGAAGTTATGCAGGTAGTGGCACAGGAACATCCGGCCCAGCTAATACAGGAAATGGCGGTGGCGGTGGCGGAGGTGCTAACGCACCAGCACCAAACGGTGGTAACGGCGGCAGCGGAGGTTCTGGTATCGTAATCATTCGTTATCTTGGATCTCAAGCCGCTGGCGGTGGCACAGTTACAAGTTCTGGTGGATACACCATACATACATTTACAGGCGATGGAACATTTACATCTAACGCAGCTAATTACATGGTAAATTGATATGGGTGATAATACAAAACAATTTTCTTTACAAACATTTAGACCATCCGGTTTTCCATATCCTATTGGATTAAATTCATTTGCTGGTGCAAACACATTAACTTCAGTTGAGTATGTTGTAGTTGCTGGCGGTGGTGGAGGTGGTAATACTCAAGGTGGCGGCGGCGGCGGAGGTGCTGGAGGTTTTCAAACTGGAACACTTTCAATTACTGCTGGCACTCCTTACACAGTAACAGTTGGCGGTGGCGGAAACGGAGTTGGAACTGGAACAAATTCTTCAGGTTCAGAAGGTTCTAATAGTGTATTTGCTTCAGTAACAGCTTATCGTGGTGGTGCTGGCGGCGGTGGCCCAAGTGCACCTGGTAGCACAGTTGGTGGTTCTGGTGGCGGCGCAAGATATTCACCTGGTCCAGCAGCTGCGCCTGGATCTTCAGGAACTCCTGGTCAAGGAAATAATGGCGGAAACGGAAGCACTTTTGCTGGTAATGGCCAAGAATCCGGTGGCGGCGGCGGCGGCGCAGGAGCCGCTGGTATATCTGGTGTAGAGGGTGGATATAATACTGGTTACGCTGGCCAAGGCGGAAACGGAATTGCTTCTGCAATTACTGGTTCAGTTACATCATATGCTGGTGGAGGTGGCGGAGGTTCTAATTCATTAGGTCCAAACGGTGATGGTGGTGCTGGCGGATTAGGCGGTGGTGGCAAAGGCGGAATAAGAAGTGGTACAGCTGGTGTAAATGGAACAACTAATACTGGTGGTGGCGGTGGCGGTGGCGGAAGTGATTCTCCATCCACATCAGGTGCCGGCGGTTCAGGTATTGTTATTGTTCGCTACTATGGTGGACAATCTGCTACAGGCGGGACAGTAACTTCTAACTCTGGATTTACCATTCATACATTCACAGGTGATGGAACATTTACTGCTAATACAGCAAACTTATTCTCCATCAACTAACATAAATAAAAGAATTAATAAGAGAAAAAATAGATGCCAATTCAACAGATTAATCCAAGTAGCGGCGGCGCACAGTATGTTGATACTCAAGCTAATCATGTTATGCTATATACTTCACAGAATGTTACATCAAACATTTCTGTATCAGCCGATAAAAATGCTTACTCTGCTGGACCAATCACAATTAACGACCCATATCAAGTAACATTGAATGCTGGTTCCACTTGGGTAATTCTATAATGGCAAATTTAAAATTAAAAAATCCTGCTGGCGGTTCATTAGCATTAGTAAGCGCTGATGGTGCTTCAGATTTAACTGCAACATTCCCAGCAGCAACTGGTACTGTAATGGTTAGTGGCAATATGCCGGCGTTTATTGCATATCAAAGTTCACAACAAACAATTGCAACAGGTACTGGAACAAAAATTCAATACCAAACTAAAGTAAATGATACTGCAACTTGTTTTAATAATACTGGATCAACTGTAACATTAAATGGTATTTCTGTACCTGCTTATTCATTTGCACCTAATGTTGCTGGTTATTATTGGATTAATGCACAAGTTTATTGGTCAGGTGCTATTTCTGCCGAAACAATCGTTTCAATATTAAAAAATGGATCCGATTATGCTTATGGAAATGATATGGCAGCAAGCTATATATGGTTACAATCCACATCATCACTTGTATATTTAAATGGAACTTCTGATTATGTTAATATATCTTGGTATCATGCAGCTGGTGTTAATAAAGTATTAAATACTGGTTCATCAAATAATTTCTTTCAAGGTATATTGATAAGGGCTGCATAATGACATTATACGATAAAATCAAATCAATTTATTCCGAATTATCTTTAGAAGATTTTTCTCCAATAACTGGAACTATTCGCCTCCAAAACGATTCAGATGGCAAAGGCGATTATATTGCCAAATGGGAACACCCTACTTTAACTAGACCAACACAAGAGCAATTAGACGGAGTAACAGAATAATGCCTTTAGTCCTTAATAGTTCATCAATCACAGGATTAGCCGCAGTAGGTGGACTTTCATCTTTGCCAACAGGTAGTGTAATTCAAACGGTCAATCAAACTTATACAACTAGAACTGCTTTTTCAAGCCCTAGCAGTTGGCAAGATACAGGTGTAACTGCATCAATCACACCTAGATTTTCTACTAGCAAAATATTAGTTTTGGTTACATTGCAGATGTATCAGAATGTATCAAATTCTCAAAACAATGTTGGAATGTCGCTTCAAGTATTGAGAGATGCAACTTCTATTTACAGAAATCCTGGAAATTACGGAGCTTATTACAATTATATAAGTGTAGATGCTGCGAGTGGTAGTAGAGAACAAGCTGTAGCTCCATCTGTTACTATTCTTGATTCTCCGGCAACCACATCTTCAATCACTTATAAAGTTCAAGGACAAATGGGTAATTCTGGTTCTCTTGTATTTCAAGATGATTCTTCTGCATCATCAATTGTTTTGATGGAGATAGCAGCATGATTACTACAAAACAAATAGATATTATTTTTAAACTTTATCCTCAAATTGTCAAATTTATTGATGATATTGCCTATGATGCTAGCGGCAACGAAGTATCTTATGATGTTGAAGCTGTTCAGACATACATCAACAACCACGCATATATTGCCAAGCGTCAAGCAGAATATCCAAGCTTACTAGATTATATTGATGGTGTAGTGAAAGGTGACCAAGAACAAATTGATGCCTATATTGCAGCCTGCCAGGCCGTTAAGACTAAATATCCAAAACCAGAGTAAACTATGTCAGTTATAAAAGTCAATCAAATACAAACGGCCAATGGCGTTATTATGGCTAATCTTAATTCCAGTGGAGCAAACATTGGATTTCAATTAGCATCTACATTGGCGCCAGCGTTTTATGCTTATTATACATCAGATGCCTCAATAGCAACTTCTACTACAACAAAATTAACTTTTACAGCAGAAAATTACGATACCGCTAGTTGTTTTAATACTTCAACAGGAACTTTTACACCTACTGTAGCCGGATATTATCAATTAACTTTTGCTGGCCAATCAGATTATCAAACTAGTGGCAGAGCACAAACTTGGATTTATAAAAATGGTTCTGCTGCAGTTTATAGAGAAGAAAATTTAAATGGACCAGCATCTACATATCCATCAAGATTTGTGTCAGCGTTATTATATGCAAATGGAACAACTGATTATTTTGAAATATATGTAAGGCAAGAAAGTGGAATTAGTAAGTATATATATGCAACAAGTTCAGGAACATATTTTTGTGGATTTTTGGCGAGGTCAGCATGAGTTTATACAATAAAATTTTAACATTATATCCACAATTGACTGTGCGTGATTTTGATATTGATGAAGGAACAATTCTTCTCCAAAATGATGGCAATGGTGACTACATCAAGTCTTGGACTCACCCAACATTAACACAACCAACTCAAGCTCAGTTGGATGCAGTTACAGAATAAATAATAGATTAATAGAGAGAACATAAAGTGGCAATTACTAAGGTTGTTCCTGCTGTCATCGCAGTAACTAATAATATTACATCCAATACATTTGGATCCGCTAATACTATTCCATCATTTCAAGTGGATGGTTCTGGTGTTATTGTTGCGGCTTCAAACACAGCAATTAGTCTTACTGCAAACTCAGTAGCAAATAATCAATTTCAGACCGGTTCTGTTGAGAACTACATGAGAGCCAATACATTAGATTTTGGTATGCGAAACAGAATTATCAATGGTGCCATGAGGATTGACCAGCGAAATTCTGGAGCAGCTAATACAGTTACAACAACTTTATATACACTAGATAGATGGCAAGCTACTGCTTCACAATCCTCAAAATATACAGTTCAACAAGATTCTTCAGCAAATACTGTAGCTGGTTTTACTAGTTCATTAAAGGTTACTTCTTTATCATCATACTCAGTTGGTTCTGGAGATTATTTTTCTATTGCTCAAAGAATTGAAGGAAATAATATTGCTGATTTAGGATTTGGAACTGCTTCAGCTAAATCAGTTACACTATCATTTTGGGTTCGTTCTTCATTGACAGGAACATTTGGTGGTGCTATATCTAACTCAAGTTATGCAAGAAGTTATCCATATACATATACTATTTCTGCAGCTAATACTTGGGAACAGAAATTTGTAACTATTCCAGGTGACACATCAGGAACTTGGTTAACAACAAACGGCATTGGTATAATTGTTGAGTTTGGCTTAGGTGTTGGTACCACATATAGTGGAACTCCAGGTGCATGGGCAAGTGGTAGTGGATTTGATTCGGCTACAGGTGCAGTATCAGTAGTCGGCACAAACGGTGCTACTTGGTATATTACTGGTGTCCAATTTGAAGAAGGTTCTGTTCCAACTCCTTTTGAATATCGCCAATATGGTATTGAATTAACATTGTGCCAACGTTATTATCAATCAATTAGTGGTGGTATAGGTGTTGTTTATGAAGCAGCTTCTATGTCATTTAGCGTTCCTTATAAAGTAACAATGCGAGCCGCACCTACTGCTTCTGTGCCAAGTGGAACTATTACTGTTGATAGAGCCAGTTCGGGTGCATTTACAAGTTCGGGTTCTTATATTGCAGGTAGTAATATTCAAAAAGATGCTGCATCTTTAAATGTAACAGGCTGGAGTGGATTAACTGTTGGTTGGGCACCTTTAATATATCAAAGTGCAAGCTGGGTAAATTTTAGTTCGGAGCTATAAAAATGTATAAATTATTAAAAGAATCTAATTCTAATCAAGTGCGTAGAGTTTTTGATGGTGCAGTTATTCCATTCGACCCTGACAACACCGATTACCAAGAATACCTCAAGTGGGTTGCTGAAGGTAATACTCCAGAACCTGCTGACGAATAAGAGATAAATAAAAGACTACTATGCCTTTATCAAGAATAAACACGCAATCAATCGCTAATAATACCATTATTGCGGCTGACCTTGTTCAATACTCAATCAGTGCTAATCTGATTGCTAATGGTGCAATTACTTCAACACAGATTGCTAGTAATACATTAAGCAACACAGTATTTCAAACAGGTTCTGTTGAGAATTATATGGGTTCTCAAGGCACATCATTTGGTATCCGTAATAAAATCATTAATGGTTCTATGGCAATTGACCAACGGAGTAATGGTGCTAGTGTTACTGCAACAACTTCAGCGCCATATACACTTGATAGATGGTATGCTTTTGGTTCAGTTGATTCAAAATTTACCGTTCAACGAGATTCTTCAGCAAATACAGTTGCTGGTTTTGCCAATTCATTAAAGGTTGTTTCTTCTTCTGCTTACACAGTAGGTTCTGCCGAACAATACAATGTTGCACAAGTAATTGAAGGTTCTAATATTGCTGATTTAGCTTGGGGTACCGCTTCAGCTAAAACAGTTACATTATCATTTTGGGTTCGTTCTTCATTAACTGGTACTTTTGGTGGTTCATTAAGAAATGTTGGAACTGCTTATTCATACCCATTCAGTTACACAATTGTTGCTGCCGATACTTGGGAACAAAAAGTAATTACTATTGCTGGTCCAACAAGTGGAACTTGGGGTTCAACTAATGGTGTTGGTACATATGTTAACTTTAGTATGGGTGCAGGTTCTACATTAGTTGGAACTGCTGGGTCTTGGTCTTTAAATAATTATACTTCAGCTACAGGTGCAACATCAGTAGTTGGTACTTCTGGTGCTACTTGGTATCTCACTGGTGTCCAATTGGAAAAAGGTTCACAGGCAACACCTTTTGAATTCCGTCCTTATGGTAAAGAACTAATGTTATGTCAACGGTATTATTATAGAACTGTTCCTGTTGCTACTGCTGATTCAGGAAATGGATTTTGCACCGCAACTACCAATGCAACTGTTTATACACAGTTACCAGTTCAAATGAGAACAAATCCTACTGCATTAGAACAATCAGGGACTGCATCAGATTACACAGTAAGAGTAGCAGCAGGGGCTGTTGTTTGTTCATCTGTTCCTGCGTTTCAGGGTGGCACATCACAAATGGTTGGGACAAATTTACCTACTGCATCAGGATTAACTGCTGGTCAAGGTTGTGGTTTTAGGGCGGTTAATACAAATGCTTATCTAGGCTGGAGTGCAGAATTATGATTTATAAATTATTAAATACAAATGAAGATGGCATTAAAATTTACGCAAGAATTGATGATGATAATTTATGCCGAGTAACGTGCACAGAAAATAACCCTGAGTTTTTAGCATGGGTTGCTGCTGGCAACACTCCAGAACCTGCTGACGAATAAGAGATAAATAAAAGAATATGTCAAAACATTTAATTAAGGTACAATCGTGAGTTATCTTGGCAATCAAATTATAAATGGTTCGTTCAGAACAGAGTATTTCTCTGGTACTGGAAGTCAAACCACATACTCGCTGGCATATGGCACAGGTAACGAATCATCTGTTATCGTTTGTATTTCTGGTGTAAAGCAAAAAGCAGATTCGTATGCTTTGATTAACGGACAAATCGTATTTACTGAAGCACCACCAAGTGGTTCCAGTAATATCGAATTAACTTACCTTGGCGAAAGAATTTTGGTCAACCCATACCTTTCTGCTGATTCACAAGGTATCGTAAGAATTAACGCTAATATTCTAACAGAGAATGTTAGTATCACGACAGGATATAATGCATCCTCGGCCGGGCCATTAACAATCGCAAATTCGGTCACAGTCCAAGTTGCCAATAATAGTACCTGGACAATATTTTAATGAATTCTGAAAACCGATTCTATGTTTATACTTACAGTTATCCTGATGGAACTCCGTTCTATGTTGGTAAAGGTACAAACAAAAGAATCAACCACCATCTTTTGGATGCTAAAGCTGGTAGAAAATTAAATTCATATAATGTTCGTGTTGTTCGTAAATTATTATCTGAAGGAAAAGAACCAATAGTTAGTAAAATTATTGACAATGTTGATGAAGAATTGGCATTTTTAGTAGAACAAGAATTTATTGCTAAATACGGCAGAAGAAATGACGGTTCAGGTATTTTGACCAATAATACAAATGGTGGTGAAGGAACTTTTGGAGCAAAAGGCATCAAAAGAACACCAGAGCAAATTGCAGCAATGAAAAAGAGATTGACTGGTGTTAAACAAACAGCTGAAAGTATAGCTAAAAGAACTTTAGCTATGACTGGTTACATATATAAGAAAGTAACTTGTCCAAATTGTAGTCTGACTGGTGGCGAAACAAGTATGAAGCGCTGGCATTTTGATAAATGCACCGGAATTAAAAATTTCAGAGCAAGAGCATATGTGAATGGTAAAAGGCACCATGTTGGTTATTATGTTAGCTTAGAAGAAGCTGAGATAGCTAAACAGAAATTTATAGAACAAAACAAGGCATAATAATGGCTGGTAAAATTATAGCAGATACAATACAAACTGAAAGTTCATTTCTTCAGATGAATGTCAGCAACACACGAGTTGCTACTATTAACGCTTCTGGTATTTACAGTAATACTGGTGGTAAAATTATTGGTAGTGACGGCACATTTGGCAACTCTACGATTGTAAATGCAACTGTTTCTTCCAATTTAAATTTTGATTCTACTGGCACAACAGGTTTCAATACTGCAACTGCCAATACAGTAAGAGTTCATACTGCTGGCGTTGAAGCGGTTAGAGTTACTTCTGGTGGAGATGTTGGTATTGGTACTACTAGCCCTACAAATAAATTAACTGTTACAGATTCAGTTTCTAGTATTGTTGCTATTAATGCTACAACTAGAGGTGGAGTAGTAAGGGCACAACAAAATGGAACAACTCTTGCACATTATGGTGTATCAGGAACATTTTTAGGCGATACATCAGCAGATGCAATGGTAGCCGCTACAAATAATGTCGTGTTTTACACAAACAATAGCGGCACAGAACGGATGCGTATTGATGCTAACGGTAATTTGTTGGTAGGTGTAACTTCGCCGTTAGTAACTTCTTGCCATTCTTTTGTAAACAATACTGCCGCCGGAAATTCGCCACAGTTGATTGTTAGAAATGCACAAAATACCGCAGGTAGATATTGGAAAATTGGTGCAACTGCTGATGCTAATCCATATATGATTATCTATAATGCAGCTGATGCTGGCGTTTATATGGGTTACGGTTCCACAAGTTTTTCATCTTCTTCCGATGAAACATTAAAAGATATTATTGAACCAATTACAGATGGTCTCAATAAAGTGGTAGGATTAAGAACTGTTATTGGTAAATTTAAATCTGATGAAGAAGAAACTCGTAGAGCATTTTTAATTGCACAGGATGTTCAAGAAGTTTTACCTGAAGCTATTACAACTGATCCAAATGGAAAATTAGGTTTACAATATCAAGATATGATTCCATTGTTGGTAAATGCTATTAAAGAACTTAAAGAAATTGTTGATGCTCAGGCAGTGGAAATTGCTGCTTTAAAAGCTAAATAAATACTAGATTAAATTAAAGAGAAACTATGGCTGGCACGATTAACGCAGATACACTAAAAGCAGACAGTAACCTTAGGTTACAGATTGCTTCTGCCAATGTGGCATTTATTGATGCTAATGGATTGACTATTGTTGGTAATTCATTGAATGTTGGTGGCGGCAAAATTGTTGTTACTTCAAACAATTCAATCTCTACACCAACAGTTATTGGTGCAAACCTTGTTACTGCAACAGGTACAACTGCACTAGGTATTACTGCAAACGGACAGATTACAACTGCTAATGCACCATTCATCTTAACTGGTGGTCAGATTAAGTTTCCTGGAACACAGATTGCTTCAGGTGACGCTAATACACTAGATGATTATGAAGAAGGTGATTGGACACCTGTAATTGCTGATGCTTCAAGTGGTGGTAATACAGGAACATATGCAAATGCTGGTGCAACCTATACAAAAATAGGTAAACAGGTTTTTATACAAGTTTACATGAGTGCAATTAATACAAGTGGAATGACAGCTGGGAATACTTTTTTTATTAGAAACTTGCCTTTTGTATCCACTATGAACGCACAGGGAAATTTTTATAGTTATCGTCTTGGTAGAAATGCGTCTACTGTAAGCTCTACTCTTAGTTTAGGGGCTAGTGCTACATGGATGCAAATTGCACTATTTACAACAAATAGTGCAACAACTGATGTGCCTTTATTAGTATCAAATTTTGTATCAGGAACTACGGAACTTATTTTTTCTATTTCTTACCAAGCATCTTAATTAACTAGCATGGATTTGTTAGTTGGACATTTAAAAAGAAAAACATCATGGCATTAACTAAAGAAACAGCAGTAGACCAAATTACAGTAACCGAAAATGGGATTATTCTTGTTCGTGAAACAATAACAATTAAAGAAGATGGTGTAGAGATTAGTAAAAAATATCATCGTTCTAGTTTACAGCCTGGCGATGATGTAACAGGTCAACCAGCTAATGTTGCAGCTATTTGCAACTTAACTTGGACACCAGAAATTATTGCTGCTTATCAAGCACAAGTTGAAGCTCAACACATTTAAAGAGATAATATGGCCGGTTCAATTTTAGTATCGTCAGTTACACTAGATTCAGATAATACATTCAGTATTCTGAGTAATACTGGCTCAACTTTGTTTTCTACAAATGCAAATGGTGTGCCTCAGTTATATCTTGCCAACGGCATTTTCAATATGTCTGGCACCACACTATCTGTTAACACAAATAACTATGGTGGTTACAAAATTCTAGGCCAAATTGCGACAACTGCAAACGCTATTGCCAATGTGTATGTTGTTCCATCAACATCTTATACCGCACTCAATTCTATTACTGTTTGTAACGGTACACCAAATGCAGTTGTATTTGATTTGGCAGTTAGACCTACAACAGAAGCACTTGCTGCTAAACATTATCTAGTTAAAGGTATTACAATTCCTGCAGCTGACACATTGGTGTTGGATCCAGGCATTACATTACCAGCAAATGCCATTCTTGCAGCTAATACGACTGGTGCCAATGCGGCAACATCTGCTGCTGGTATTTCAGTTCACGCATACGGAGTTGAGTTAGTATAATGGCAAACGCATATAAAATTCTTGGTCAATTAAATCCAACTGCAAACACACAAGGTAATGTGTATGTTGTTCCTAGTTCAACAGCTGCGGTTGTAAGTTCTCTTATTATTGCCAATCAAACATCAAGTAATGCTTCTTATAGCATTATCGTAATGCCATCTGCTAACTTCTCAACAAGTGCAGCTAATACATACTTTGTCATTCGTGGTGGCGTTGCGCCAGCGAGTGATACAGGAACTCTCAACATTGGATTAACTTTGCCACCTGGCGCTGTATTGGCGGCAAACGCATCTTCTTCAAGTATCTCAATTTCAGCCTTTGGCGTTGAAGTATCTTAACAATTTAGGATGTTATGGCGATAGAATATTTTAATAATACTAAAAATGGTTCTTTTGTAAGACCAGCTGGTTACGCTTTTCCAACTGGATTAAATCAACTTGCTGGTACAGCTTCTGTTGTTGATTATCTTGTAATTGGCGGCGGCGGTGCTGGCGGTGGTAACGTTGGTGGTGGAGGAGGCGCTGGTGGTTTCAGAACAGCTTCAAATTTTGCTATTCAATCTTCCACACCATATAGTGTTACAGTTGGCGGCGGCGGCACTTTTGTAAGTGGCCAAACTAATGATCCTGGTTCCAATGGATCAAGTTCAATTTTTTCTTCTATAACTTCTGCTGGTGGTGGAGGCGGAGGCGGGTGGACAAGTAATGGTCGTTCTGGTGGTTCTGGTGGTGGT